CCATTCATGGCGAATTTGAAGCCTTGCTGCGTGAGGGCAAAAGCGCCCGCTCGATAGTGGCGCAATTGGCGCGGCAGTTTCAGTTATCCGACCGGCGTATTTGGGATATTTTAAAGCTGCCGCTTACAGGCGAAACCCAAGCCGCACAACCCTCCCTGTTTTAACGCCCGCTTTTTAGTCCCCCGCCCATCGCCCAAGGTGCTGAAGCACTTCAGCACAAGCCGCCTGCCTGCAAGGGGCAAGCTGTGGGTATGAATACTCTCTTGATAAGCGGCGCATCCCATGCCTGAACCAGCTACCAGCACAGCGGCAAGCACCGCCTCGCTGCTTAAACTTTTTGGCGTACAGGTTGGCGCAGGGGCGCTCGCGGCGGCTTTGGGCTTTTTAGTGCTCTGGCCGCACTCGATGAAAGAGGGCTTTGCGCGTTTGTTTTGTACCGTGCTGGCCAGCTCGATTTTTGGCCCGCTATTGGTAGTGCATATCCACTCCGCCGCGCCGCAGTTATTTACCAGTGCCGAACAAGTCGCCGCACTCTATGGCTTAGACAGCGCCTTGGGTTTGTTATTTGTCGCAACGCCTTTGTTGGTGATTGCAGGCTTGCCCGCTTGGTGGCTTTTGGGTGCGCTACTGCGCGTGTTTGAGAAAGACGGCGAAGGCGTGCTGGGGGCGCTCGGTGGCTGGATTAAACACAAGCTGGGAGGTCACGCATGACAAAAGACTTGCCGTTAAAACCGCCGCGCGGTATCCGTAACCATAACCCGGGCAATATCGAATACCACCCAGCGAACCAATGGCGCGGACAGTTACCGCATGAGCCTGCTATTGAGGCGCGTTTTTGCCGCTTTCGTTCGGCGCACTATGGGTTGCGAGCCTTGGCGGTACTGCTGAAAAACTACTACGGGCGTTATCAGTTACAGAGCGTTAGCGGCTTGATTAACCGCTTTGCGCCCAGTGGCGAAAACAACACAGGCGCTTACGTTAAAGCCGTTAGCACCGCCCTTGGCGTAAAGCCCGATGAAGCCCTAACGCTAGGCAAGCGCACCCTACAAACCTTAGTCGCAGCCATTGTTCAGCATGAAAATGGCCAGCAGCCCTATACGGCAGCGCAGATAGCCGCCGCGGTGGAGGAGGCTTTGTCGTGATGGGCAAATGGATTAGCTGGCTGGGCAGTCCGTTGCTGATGGCTCTGCTGAGCGGTGCGCTGTATTGGCTGGCCTATCTCAACGGCCACAGTGATGGAAAAAGGCAGTGCGCCGAAGATGCCCTAGCGTCTGTACAAGAGCAGTTGGCCACTTACAGCACGCAGCTGGCTAAGGCTGAAGCGGCCAGCATCGCCCATCTGGCGCAATGGCAACAAAGCGAAAAAAGCCATGAACAAAGCACCCGTACCCTGCGCCGCGCCTTGGCCGAAAGCCAAGGTTTGCGTGCTGATTGCCGCCTTAGCGCAAGCCTCATGCAGCAGCTCGAAGCCGCACGCTTGGCCGCTGCCCGCGCCGCTACCGGCGGCGCTGGTTCAGCCATGCCCGCTGCCGGTAGCCCTTGAGGGTGAGCAAATGGACGCGCTGGTTATCACGCTTAAATCCCTTTACGACCAATACGGCCACTGCGCCGCCTTGCACCGCGCCTTAGTGCGCTATCTACAGGAAAAAGACCGATGAAAGCGCAAGCCTCAGAAGCGTTAGAAAAAAACCGTAGCGCTCGCCGCTCGCTACCGCAAACGCCCGATATGACAAAAGAATGGCGACAAGTCTCTAACGCCTTAGTCGCCTGTGGCGTTTGCGTGGCGCGACTGAAATTAGGGCGCTAAAGCATGGCGCACCCGAAGGAAACCCGCGAAGCGTTGCGCAGCAGTTATGTGCAGGGTCGCTTAACGCTGGAGGTGGTCGCCGCCATGCACGGCGTGGCCTACGGCACGGCGCGGCGCTGGAAGCAGGCGGCGCTTGTGGCTGGTGATGACTGGGATAAAGCCCAAGGGGCGCAGCTACTGGCCGGTGGCGGATTGGAAACGGTCTCGCGGCAATTGCTGGTGGGGCTGGTCACGCAGTTTCAAAGCACGATGGAAGAAGTGCAAGGCAATAGCGCCCTTGCCGCGCCGCTTAAAGTGCAGCTACTGGCAAGCCTTGCCGATGCCTATAACAAAACCGTCGCCGCCAGCCGCAAGGTGCTGCCGGAAACCAGTGCCTTGGCGATAGCCATGCAAGTGCTGGATAAATTAGCCGGATTTATCGCCGCGCACTACCCGCAGCATGGGCTGGCCTTTGATGAAATCTTAGCGCCCTTTGGCGAGCGTCTAGAGCAGGAGCTCGGCGCATGAAGCGACAAGCCTTTGCCGCTGAGCTGAAACGCTTAGGCGCACGCTTTCGCGCACAGATTGAAGCGCAGGTAATAGGCTTTGACGCGAACCCTACCGAAAGCCACAAGCGCCGCCAGCAGGCGCTTACCGATTTTGCCTTTTTTGCCAAAACCTACTTTCCGCACTATGTGAAAAAGCCGCCTGCCGAACTGCACCGCTATCTCTACCAAAGACTGCCGGAATGTGTCGCCTCGCCGCAAGGCGCGCACCAAGCCATTGCCGCGCCGCGCGGGCATCCCAAAAGCACGCTGGTCAGCCAGCTTTTTGTGCTTTGGTGCGTCTTAAGTGGGCGCAAGCGCTATGTGATTATTATTATGGATGCCTTCGAGCAGGCGGCAACCATGCTAGAGGCCATTAAGGCCGAGCTGTCCAGTAATGCGCGGCTTTTAATGGATTTTGCCAAGGAGTGCGGCGAAGGCCGCCAATGGCAAGTCAATACCGTGATTACGCAAAACGACGCGAAAATTCAAGCGGTCGGCAGCGGGCAAAAGCTGCGCGGTCGTCGTCACGGCCCGCACCGCCCGGATTTAGTGATTGGCGATGATTTAGAAAACGACGATAACGTCAGAAGCCCCGCGCAGCGCGATAAGCTCGAACAGTGGCTTAAAAAAACCGTGTTATCGCTCGGTGCCGCCGATGACAGTATGGACGTGCTGATTATCGGCACGCTGCTGCACTACGACAGCGTGCTAGCCCGCCTGCTGGCTAATCCCCTATGGACGCGGCGCACCTTTCGCGCCGTTAATGAATGGCCTGCTCGCATGGACTTATGGGAGCGCTGGCAAGAAATCCTGCTTAACGAAGGCGAAGACGCCGCGCGGGCGTACTACCTGCGTTATCAAAGCGAGATGGAACAAGGCGCGGTCTTAGGCTGGCCGGAGCATCAGCCGCTGTATACGCTAATGGTCAAACGCGCCCGCGATGGCGCGGCAGCCTTTGATGCCGAGCAGCAAAACGACCCGCTGCAAGGCGATAACGCGCCCTTTGCTAATGCGCTGTCGTTTTGGGTATCGGAAAACCCCGACTGGGTATTTTTTGGCGCGTGCGACCCGAGCTTAGGGCGCTTAGGCCAAGGGCGCGACCCGTCCGCTATCTTAATTGGCGGCTATGACCGCAAAACGGGCGTGCTGGATGTGGTGCACGCCAGCATTAAAAAGCGCCTGCCGGATGTGATTATTAGCGAGATTATCGCCCTGCAACGCCAGTATCACTGCGTGCTCTGGGGGATTGAAGCGGTGCAGTTTCAAGAGTTCTTGCGCACCGAGCTGATTAAGCGCGGGCAACAAGCGGGCGTACCGATACCGGCCAGAGCCATTATCCCGCGTGCCGATAAAGCGCTACGTATTGAAAGCCTACAGCCGCCGATGGCCGCTGGCTTAATCCGCCTGCACGCCAGCCAAAGCACGCTAATTCAGCAGTTAAAACACTTCCCCGCCGCCGACCACGACGACGGGCCTGATGCCCTGCATATGCTGTGGATGCTCGCCACCACCGGTAGCGCCCCTATGGAGGCGACCTTAGTCGCACGCAGAAACGGCTCGCGCGGACGACTGGCGGAAAGTAGCAGCGGCAGCGGCTGGGGCAATGAAGACTTTATTGATAACGGCGGACGCTTTGGGGGGCTTTGGTAGTGGTTCAGTTTTTAGATGCCTACGGCAGACCGTTAAATAAAAGCCAGACGCTTGCGACCTTAAAAGCGCCGCAAACCGCGCAATTAAGCGCATTGCACCGCGAATTTGCCGAGCATCCGGCCAAAGGCTTAACCCCGGCCAAGCTCGCCACGATTTTGGCCGATGCCGAACAAGGC